CGGGATGAAAATGGGTTTATGCATCCTATCGGTATTTGGATGCATTGCATGTTACTTGCTGGTATTGATGACAAGAGTAGGAAAAAGGGCGGACTTTTAATGAACTCTTGGGGACCACGTTGGGTCAAAGGTAACACACAACACGATCAACCAAGTGGATCATTTTGGGTAGAAAAAAGCACTCTTAATGGTATGCTTGCTGAAGGGGGAAGTTATTCTTTGAGTAATTACCGTGGATATAGAAGGCGAAAACTTGAATTCGATCTTATCTAACAAAATATTCCTTATTATAATAATGGTGATATTCTATGTGGCAAGCTATAAAAGTGTGGAACAAACTAAACGTCATACTAAAGAATCACATAGTGACGTGGTTTATTACAGGGAAACTCAGTCCTTGGAGCTTATTCAAGGATCTGACGAATTGGCTGGATCAGTTACTCGACGCCAAAGGATACAAAAAGTCATCAGAATTGATGCGAGAATCCCAAAAGATTCAAGATATGATGGACTCCGCAGGTGACTCTGTGCCCCCAAGAAAGAAAGCGCGTTCGCAAAAACGAAACAGGTTTGGGAGAATCCAATGAAGGATTTGTGTCCAAAAGAACTTCGAGAAAAACATCGTAATGACAATTACTTGATCTATTTCACGATTCCTGGTTGAGGCCCGTGTGTAAAAGGGCTTGCCGTGCTTGCAAGACTAGAAGCAAAAGGGTATCTTATTGCTATTGTCAATATTCGTCAACGAAGGGCTTTCTCCGACCTGCATAAAGTAAATGTTGCGAGCACCTATATCTTTATGGATAAAGGTGAACAAACTTATCGACATACCGGACATATGATGGAGATTGAAGTCTTGGATTGGCTCAAGAAGCCAGAAAAGAAAGAGAAAGCTAGTCTGATTTAGGAAAATTAAGTCTAGCAAATTCCCCGAAATACTTAATCGCGGCTCTGTCGTATGCACGAGCAGCGTCTTCTTTGTTTATGAAACGCCCTAAATTTATTTGTTTCTTATTGACGGTAATTTTTGCATACCATTTTTGTGTTGCTTTGTCCCAAGACACTCCTTTATAGCCTGACGTGTTATTTTTTGGTATTTTACCATTAGCTTTATTCTGTGAACGTGTTGCTGATCGTAGATTATCTCTCTGATTATTTAGAGGATTACGATCTTCGTGATCAATATCCCCCGATACATCTAATCCCATACGTTCAGCAATAATGACGTGAAGGTATTGTGGTTTACCATTAACCCAGGCGTATAAATAACCATTGGTATTCAAACACCAAGTATAATCTCGAATCAAATCCATATCGCATTCATCAATCAGGATACTTTCACGAATTGATTTTTGTGCCGACGAAATATCTATTAGATTAGATCGTTGAAAATCAAAATGATTATCATTCGCATGGGAAATACGTTTATTTAAGTCGAGTCCTATTCTTTCAGCAATAATACGATGTAGGTATTTACCTTTATATTTTCCACCGGTCCCCTTGAGATATTTTCTATTCAAACTCCAATTATGATCTTGAATCAAATCAACATCACATTCATCAATCAGGATTTCGACATCTGCAACAATCATTTTCATGTGTAAATTATACCACACAAACTCTTAAAGGCAAGGAAAATTCTAATGAATTTAGGCGCAGCGTTGACAATTGTACAGCAAAAAACACAACTCACTACAGGACAAAATAACATCTTCGATTTTTTCATTAACAGGGATATACGGGTGTTCACCTTAGAATTTTTGGTATACCTAGAGCGAGCAAAGGCAGCCATACGAAAGCTTTATCGGAAGACTTATAAAGGTCTTAGGAATGCTGTAAAAAGCTATGTCATTCCGACCAAAGACCTAGTGAAATTTATGTTAGAAATGTTACCTGCCATTATAAAAGTGTTGATAACGGTCGCGCCACTTTTTCTTCAACAGCAATACAAGGCGAGCAAATGAAACTTACACTGCCACAAACCAACCTATCCTCTGTCATCTTAAATATCAAATACATGCTCGATGGTGAAGAGTACGAATGTAAAATGGGCATGGTTAATAACAATAAACGAGAAGACGTAGAAATTGACGTTCCAGAAGATGCAATGGTTACGCTGGTCACGATGCACGAAATGACCGACAATAGCCAAGTTGCATCGAGTCAAGTCTTATATGAACCTAAACCAGAAGTAAAGAAAAATGCCAAGCCACACAAAAAAAGAGAAAGCAAGGACGAAAGCAAGAGCGAAAAGCAAGAAAAAGAGTAATAGCAATAAGAAAGAACGCCAAAAGTGATCGTCCAAGTTTAGAATAACTTCGACGTGAAACAAAGAGTGAATCTTATTAGACTGATTATTTTTATGGTGTTTCATGGATATGTTAGAGGATTTCGCTAGGGGTTTAATTGACAACTTACAAAATAAAACTCTAACAACATGCTCCAGATGGGCTGAGAAAAAAAGAATAATGGGACCGCCCTTCGAGGGTCTATTTTCCTTCAAATGGCATCCTTGGGCTAAAGAATTACATGATTCTGAAGCGTACATGAATGTAGTATTAAAAGCTGCACAAATGGGGTTCACTGAGGTAGCAATTAACAGAGCGTTTTTTACATTAGATAGAGAACGTAAATCTGTTTTATATTGTCTACCCACAACATTGAATGCCAGTGACTTTTCAAAATCACGTTTTGGTAATGCTTTACAATATAGTGACTATATTAAAGGCATATTTGCTGACACCAACTCTATAGCTTTGAAAATAACTCATGGTGGGGCAAGTCTATATATTAGAGGTACCCGTGGCACTTCAAACCTAAAATCAATTCCTGTCGCAGACTTAATCTTAGACGAAGTTGACGAAATGTCAGATCAAGCCGTTTATATGGCTCTTGAGCGTCTAAGCGGTCAACCTGAATGGTCCGAAAAATCAGTATTTGCATTATCTACACCTTCTTTACCTAATTTTGGTATCCATAAACTTTATATAAATACAACACAAGAGCATTTTTATTTCCCTTGCCCGTCTTGTAGTCGATGGATAGAACTAACATGGCCCGATTCATTTGAGCTAATAGGGGAAACTCTTAATGATCAAAGAGTACATGACTCTTATGTAAAATGCCCCGAATGTTCAGCAAAAATAGACCATGCTACAAAGCATGAATACATTGCAAAAGGTGAGTGGAAAAAGACAAACTTAAACGGCGATCCTGACTCACGTGGGTTTTACATAAATCAATTATATAGTTCAACTGTAACCCCCGGCGAGATGGCTCAAGGATTTTTAAGAGGCTATGGAGATGAGGCAGCGACGCAGGAATTTCATAATTCCAAATTAGGAATGCCTTATCTTGGTGAAAGTGCACAAATTACTGATGATGAACTAGCAAAATGTGTGCGTAGCCATAGTTTAGAAGACCAAAGACCCGTAGATGCATCGAGACTTATTACAATGGGGGTCGATTCGGGGGGGTGGTCTTATATTGAAATTACGGAATGGTTCTTTGATGAACTAACAAATGATCTCAACTCCTCTGCTATAGCAAAAGTGTTGTGGCAGGGTCGCTTCCATGAGGAAGCGGAGGGTGGTTGGACGGTCCTCGATAATTTAATGCGTGAATGGCAAATCAATGCCTGCGTAATCGACGCTGACCCCAATACCCTCGAAGCAAGACGTTTTGCTCGTCGATTTCCCGGCTATGTTACTCTATGTAGATATAGGTCAGGTGTAAAAGGCAAAGAATTATCTATAGTTGATGATGATACTTTTGCACCCATAGTTACAGTTGACAGAACAAACTGGATGGACGCTAGTTTAGGACGTTTTCATAGTTCAAGAATAATGTTGCCGCGAGATATAAGTAAAGAATATCTGGAGCATATTAAATCCCCTGCTCGCAAATATGAGAGGGATAAATTTGATAATCCAGTAGCTACCTATATTAAAACAGGAGCAGATCATTACTCACATGCACGTACATATTCGGAAATTGCATTGCCCTTTGCTGCGTCTTTTGTGGCTCATAAAGATATAGAAAGTTTTTTATAATGGCAAATGAATTGCCTGATTATCCAGAAAAAATTTGGGACGGTTTATCTCAAAATGAACAACGTGAAAGTCGTCTTGATGATATTGAACCAAATCCAGAAGACTGGGCTAAGATGGTCTCTGAACTTATTGCAATACAAGAACACGTTGGTACAGGGCCAATAGTTCCTGTTGTAGATGAGCCAGTTGTAGTATTTAATCTTAAAAAAGATAAAAAATTTGAAGTAATTTTAGAAGGAAATCGAACCTTAAAAGTTGTAAACGAAAAAAAAGGCAATATCTTTATGGTTCGTCTTATTCAAGATAGTGTTGGTTCCAGAACTGTAACTTGGTTTACTACTATTAGTTGGCCCGGTGGAGTGGAGCCTATTTTAAGTACTGCTCCTAATGCCGTTGATGCTTTTGTTTTTCTTGTTATTGATAAAGGTATCTTTGAGGGATTTACCGCTGGACAAGATTTATGAAATGTTATATTGGCCCCTTTATTTGGGATGTAGATCATTATCGTGGGCCTAGTGGAACTAATACTCTTATTGATTTGAGAAATTATTCTCAAATGAGTCAAGCTAATAAAATTGGAATGGGAATATTTGAAGGAAATATTGATGATTCCAATTATGAACTTTTAGGTGACTGTACTGATAATTCTTCTGCAAAAATACGATCTACTTGGAAATCTTTAACTGGTTACCAACCCAAGGGTAATACAATTAGTGATCTTATTTTTAATCATTTAACTGAGGGTGCAGATCCAAAGGGGCTTGATCAACCAAAACCTTTAATGCCAAAAACGGGCCATAGGTTAAATGTATATTTGGGAAATCAAGTAATTAAAACAAAGCGTTTTAATTTTAGAAGAAGCCTTGAAACTAATAAAATTCAAATAGTTCTCCAAAATGATTATAGAGAGATTTATAATAATAATTATACTATGCGAAGAAAGTTTATTGGGTTTTATGAACGAAAATTTAAGATTCCTAATTTTCATAACTATATAATTCCTAAAGAACTCCCAAAAGAAATATCAGAAAATCCCACTACTATAATTAGTGATAATTTCGATGGCGCTGATAGTGCAATATTAGGAAAACAACTTACTTGGATTGAAGGTGGAGATGGTACATTTTGGGATAATTTTAATAATCGTGCTAGACGCTTAACAGAAATATTTGATGAAGATAGTAATGCAAGTTATGCAAATTCGGCATTATCCGGATCAGATCAAGCCACAAGTGCAGAAATATTTGATCTTGTCGCTGGTGATGACGTGGGACCAATTTGTCGTCGTAATAATACTGCTGTTACTTTTTATTCAGCATTCCTTAGCGAATTACCACCTAATGAAATTCAAATTCATAAAATTATAACTGGAATTCAAACAGCTTTAGGGTCTCCAATAACTGTTAGTTTTGCAAATGGCGATTCAATAAAATTAGAAGTTATTGGAAGCGATTTAAAATCTTTTTTAAATGGTGTTTTAAAAAATTCTATAACAGATACTTCTATCACTGGAAATTTATTTTGTGGAATTTATGCTGCATCGCTCAATCTCGTATCACTTGATAACTTTTCAGCACAAGATATTGGTGTTGATAGCGGCGGGAGTTCTACACTTCTTATGTTTGGTATATAATAAAATTAGGAGTTTTACGATTTTGCATGTAGGTGGATTATATTTTAATTATAATCAATCTCAATACTTTTCACACAACAACAAGTGCATTAGCACAAATTTAACTTAGAAAGATATATAAATATGGCAAATGCTACTGCTGATTATCCGGGCGATGTTTGGGACGGGTTATCACCAAATACACAGCGGGTAAACAAAAAAGATAATGTTGAACCCGATCCGCGAGATTGGGCAAAAATCGTAGAAGAAGTAAGGGCTGTTCAAAAACAACAGCTTGATGACCGAGAATTTTCAGCCGTCAATGATGAAGGTGGCGCACTAGTAGCTGGTAATGTTGTCTATATGAAAACAGACGGCAAGATAGCAAAAGCCGATGCAGACGGTGCAGCAGCCCTTCGGATACCTATGGGTATTACAAAAGCTGGAGTAGCTAACGGCATAGCCGTTGAATGTGTATATAATGGGAGGCTTACACTCACATTAGCTGAGTGGGATGCAGTTGGTCTTACGGCTGCGGGTCTTGTCATTGGATCAAAATACTACGTGGCCGATGTTGCTGGTGAACTCACTGCTACAGCACCAGCTACTATAGGTGACACATTATTTGTTGTTGGTACTGCTATTTCTGCAACTACATTACTTGTTCGTCTTGACGATGAAGGTTTAACTGTGTAATTTTTCTTAAAAAGGTAAAAAGAATAATGGGAAAAGAAATAGCCGATTTTCCAACAACAGTTTGGAATGGATTATCAAGAAATGAACAACGAGTCACTGTTCTTGATGATATTGAGCCAAATCCAGAAGACTGGAATAAAATGGTTGCTGAACTTATTGCAACCCAAGTAGAAGTAGCCGCATTAAATTTGTTAGGAGCAGGTGATTTACTTGCAGACGGTACTATTCCATTGACGGCGAATTGGGATGTTGGTGCATTCAAGATTATTGCATTACAATTTGAAAGTGATATTGTAACTGGTACTGCACCTATTATTGTCGCAAGTACAACTGTAGTGACTAATTTTAATGCTGACACTGTTGATGGTATCCAGGGGGCAGAACTTATACAAAGAGATGGTTCTGTAGATTTTACAGGTAAACAGAAATTTACATCTGCTGTTCAAGATTGGAATGATGCAACAGATGGAGCAACTGTTACTTTCGATTTAAGTTTAAGTAATAAACATAGAGTTATAATAGCCGGTAATAGAACTCTTGCACTTACGAATCCAACTAATGCTCAAGCATTTACAATTCGTATTCAACAGGACACCACTGGCTCACGAACTGTTACATTTTTTGCTACTATCAAATGGGCAGGTGGTGCTACGCCAACTCTCACAACTACAGCTAATAAAGCTGACACTTTCATGTTCATCAGAACTGGTGTAGATACTTATGATGGATTCATCGTAGGACAAGATATCTAATGAATTATTATTTAGGACCATATCAATGGATTAACAATAGTTGGCAGCCTCCGGCTACTACTATTGGTTCAATTGATTTGCGAAATCTAACTCATATGGGAACTCCAGTAACCCCAAATGGAATTGGGTTCTTTGCGGCTACTAGTGCATTAGATGGTAATTATACACTTTTAGGTAGCGGTGATTGTAGGGATATAAACTCAGATTCAGGTATGAAATCAGCTTGGAATTCTCTATTAGGATATTCTCCTAACGGAGACAAACTTGTTGATTTACTTTATGATCATTTAACTATGGGATCTGATCCTGAAGGAATAAATGTTTCTAAACCTTTAATGCCCGATAATGGTAATTTAATCATACATCTTGGAGGCCATAGTGTCATAAAATCAATTCAATTTAGATTAGGACACAGTAAAGAAACAAATCAAATTATTTCTGTATTAAAAAATGATTATAGAAAAATTCGTGAAGATGCTTTAGCTGGCAGATTACCTATTGATTATCATAGAAAAGTTTTAGGATTCTGGGGGATACAATTCAAAGTAAATAAGCCTCAAGATATATTTATTCCTAATAATCTTCCCAAAGAAACACCTCTTGATCCATCATCTACTTTTACAGAAAATTTCAATGGTATTGATGATGGAGCACTTGGAAAACAACTTACTTGGGTTGAAGGCGATGTTACTACTGCATGGGAAAATCGATCAAATGGTGCAATGCGTACAGGTATCGGCGACGGCGGTGGCCAGATAGAAAGAACTGCAAGATGCACTTCTGCTGTTTCCTCTGCTGACCATGAATGTGAAGTGGAGATTGTAACTTTTGGTGATAGCGGTGCTACTGAGAAGAATCCCCGTTGTGGAGTTGCAACTAGGTATAGTAGTTCAGTAAAGGATTGTTATTTTCATGGTATTGGACAGACTTCTGGTCTAGGAGATGGACCAACTTCACTTCACTTCCCTGGAAAAATTGTAGCTGATGTAGAAACCGGTTTTGGTAATCAAACAGCGATACATACTATCCCGCTTACATTAAAGGGTAAGATAAATGGGTCTACATTTGAGTTATTTATAAATGGTATTCTTGGACAGACTCAAACAGATACAGCTATTACTGGAAATCTCTTCGGTGGAGTTTGGGGTTTCAACAATAATGTTGAAGATGATCTTAGAATGGATGATTGGTCTATAACAGATGAACTTCCATCACCAGTAGCGGGTGCCCCTGCACTTTTAGTGGGATTGATCTAATATGCCACATGTAGAATTTCCAAAAACCATTATTGGTTTTCGACATCCTAATTTCACCAGTGATGCTGCTGATTGGGAAAAATGGCGATTAACATATGAAGGTGGTAAAAATTTCTTAGAACGATATCTTACCAAATTCACTTCAAGAGAATCAAAGCCTGATTTTGAAAATAGAAAAAATATTACCCCTATACCAGCTTTTGCTAAATCTGCCATAAATGATATACGTAATTCAATTTTTCAACGGATGAATGATATTCAACGGATAAATGGTAGCCAAGCATATCAAGAGGCTATCTCAGGTAAAAATCTAGGTGTAGATTTAGATGGTTCTACTATGAACTTTTTCATGGGTAGTAAGATTCTTACCGAATTACTTACAATGGGTCGTGTAGGTATCTATGTTGATATGCCTGTAATAAGTGGGCCTACAATTGCAGATGTGAAAAATAAACGTCCTTATCTCTATATGTATCAAATAGAGGATATTCTTTCATGGTCTTGTTCAAAATCCGAACAACTTTCTGAGTTTCAATCTGTATTACTCAGAGATACTTGTTTTGATTATGATCAACAGACTAGATTACCAACGGATAGAGTACAGAGATTTCGTCTCCTGTGGATTGATGATGTAACAGGTGGCGTAAGAATGCAATTCTTTGATAAAGAAGGCGAAGTAATTACTCAAGATGGTTTTCTTTCATCTCCCACTGAAAGTATAGAATTAGAATTGACTAGAATTCCATTTGTTATGCCTAACATTGGTTCTAGTTTACTTATGGATGTATGTACGCATCAAATTGCATTACTTAATTTAACATCTAGTGATGTTAGTTATGCACTCAAAGCTAATTTTCCATTCTACGTTGAGCAACAAGATAATCGTGCTGCTTCATCACACTTAAAACCTTCAGCAAATCCTGATGGAACAGCCACAGCAGGTGGTCAACAGAGTGATACAAAAGAAATTAAAATTGGTGCTACTGATGGACGAACTTATGATATCAAAGCAGATGCCCCTTCTTTTATTCATCCTTCTCCAGAACCTCTTCAAGCATCAATTATTCTTCAAGAAAAATTGGAAGCAGATATTCGTAAGATTGTAAATCTTGCTGTAATAAATCTTGCAACACAAGCATCTGCTGAATCAAAACAAATGGATAATCAAGGGCTTGAAGCCGGATTATCTTATATTGGTTTGGTGATGGAAAATGCCGAGAAGAAATTAGCAGAACATTGGAGTGCATATGAAAATAAAAAGGAATCAAATCGTGAAGTTGCTTTGGTCAAATATCCAGAACGATATAGCCTCAAATCAACACAAGCTAGGATTGAGGAAGCTAAAAAGTTTTCAGAACTAATGTATTCTATACCGGGTCGTATTGTAAAGAAAGAGATTGCCAAGACTATAGCAACTACATTATTCAATGGTCGTATAGAGCCGTCTAAATTGGAAGAGATTAAAAAAGAAATAGACAAATCTGAATATCTTACAAGTGACCCAGATGTAATCAAAATGGCTAAAGAACAAGGATTTATTCCAGATCGTATTGGTACTTTAGCATTGGGATTTGAAGAAGGATTGGAAATAGAGGCTCAAAAGGATCATATGGAGCGTATCAAAAGAATAGCAGAGGCCCAAGGTTCTGAACCAATTGAAAATGCAGCGGCTAGAGGTTTAGAGGATGCTGATTCAGATCCAACACAATCCGCAAAGGAAGAGAAGAAAACCGCTAGCAACACTACATTAAACGATTCAACAAAAGATCCCACCAGGGGCAAAGGAAAAAATAAAGATGAGTAGTACAGTTGATATTGTGAACGAAGTAGTTCCGGAATTCTCACATGGGAATGCAGATGTTGGCACAAGCGAAGCGCCATTGCTTACCAGTGTAACCAGTGAAGTTCATAAAGGTGTGATGCTTCGCGCACCCGGTGCTGGAGATGACACACCTAATACTGCTGTAGTATATGTAGGTCGTACTAGACTTACAGCAGATGCTAACAATGACACTGGCGGATGGCCTATTCCACCGGGAGATTCGGTAACAATCCCACTTATAGACCCAAAAAAACTGTTCACAATCTCTGGTTCCATCTCACAAAAACTTTCATACTGGATTATGTAATAATGAGTCTGCAACATAAACCTGCAATAAGCAGTCTTGGTTCTACTATCGAAATCTCTGAGATCGAGTCTTTGGCGAAAGGGACGATCATAGTCGGCGATAGTATTGGAGCGCCTTCATCTGTTGTTATAGGTGCCGACAACACAATCCTGCAAGCCGACTCGGCACAGGCATCGGGTGTTGCTTGGAGAAGTGAAGTGGGGATCGGGATTGCTCCTGTCGCCGGTTCCAGACTGACACTTCCCCAAGAAAACGACGCAGTCACGCCAACAGTATCATTTGGGGATGGAGACACTGGTTTCTACGAGTCTGCCGATGACATTCTTGTTTTTACTAGTACGGGAATTGCTAGATTTCAGTTTAATGGGGCGTTTCTTCGTTCAGTAAATTCTTCAGGTCCGGGCTTCGTGAATGAAGCAGCCTCGGCCATAAACCCAACTATACTACCTGATACCAGTGATATTGATACTGGGATAGGCCATTCCGGTGCCGACCAGTTATCTCTCATTGCTGGTGGTGTCGAACAAATGCGCATCATCTCCACCGGCGCACAGATGCCAAATGGTAAAGTAATACAAGCGGCTGGGGGAGGGCTTGCTGGAACATTAGACCTAAGAAATGGTGGGGTAGATAGCGCTGTTGCGTTATCCGGCGACACCGTAAACTTCACACAGGGTTGGTTATATGCTGACGGTAATGTAGCCAACATTGGTTTTGGGCTTGCTTCCGATGCTAATCAGAATTCAGCTGATATTTTTATTACTGCGAATCAAATCGAACTCAGAGCCGAAACGACAGCAGGAGTAAGTGCCACAAGAATAGAAGTATTAGAAGACAAAATAGGGTTTTTTACTGCAACTCCAGTAGTCAAACCAGCTTCAACAAGTGATATCAAAGACTCATTAGTAAGTTTGGGATTGATAACTGATGGAGGGGCAACACCTCTGAATTTAGATGCAGGGACATTGACAGCAGGTGTGGGTACATTTACTGGAGATGTCTTCTCAACCGCCTGGACGGATTTCGGAGGAACATCAACAATAGTGGGGTGGGTAACCCCACTTGCCAACAGCACGCTTATCAACTACAAAAAGGTTGGCAACATAGTTTACGTCCAGTTCTACCTTGACGGTGTGAGCGACGCCACGACCGTCACATTCACACTGCCTTTTACCCAAATAAGCACGAACGGCGTAGAACTCAAAGTTGCCATCCAAGTTGGGGATAATGCCGTAATACAGGCCGCTCCGGGCATGTTAACGCTTCCCTCTAATTCTGTTATAGCAACTTGCCATCTAGATATGTCTGGAGCGGCCTGGACGGCTTCCGGTAATAAGAGAGTGCAAGGACAATTTTGGTACGAGGCTCAATAACAATGCCGGCTCTGATACTCATCAAATACACGGGGCCGTTGCTACTGAGGGAACAACCGATCTAAGCAATAATGAAAGTTAATGAAATGGAACCACAATACGCTCTGAATTTACTTAATCAAGCCTCGGCTCAACTAAATGCTAATCGAGAAGTGCATGATAAAATTAAAGAGGCTGTACAGATGTTAGATAAAATGGTTAAAGAATATGTTCCTAAATATGACGGTGAAGAGTAATATATTCTGACAGTATTGTGGGTATGGATATCTGTTTGTTTGGGAGTAAACCATAATGTTTACAGATTTTTATGGCACTATAGTCGATGCTCAAGATTATTTCGACAATAGATTGCATGAGACTGCTTGGTCAGAAGCTACATCGACAGATCGTAAAAAAGCTTTGATCGCTGCTACTAATATCATTGACCAACTTAATTACAAAGGTGAAAAAGCCCCTGTTGCTGCTCTATTACTCGCGGATGAAAATGCTACACATGCTGAACAAAGAATAGCAAATGAAACACAAGCATTAGAATTTCCAAGGGGTGATGACACAATAGTACCAGAATCTATTAGAACAGCTTGTTATGAAATAGCCCATTCATTATTGGACGGAAAAGATCCAGAATTAGAACTTGAGGCTTTAGGTATAACAAGTCAAGGATATAGTTCATTACGAACTACTTATAATAGGCAACAGGTGCCTATAGAACATCTAGTAAATTATGTACCAAGTCCTATGGCTTGGCGTTGGATTAGACCATTTTTACGAGATGATGACGCATTGAAATTAGCGCGTATAAGCTAATATACCATACCTGTATATGACAGGGTTACACTTTGTTTAACCTACGAACATAGTGTTATTAAAATGTAGGGATTGGGAGTTTTTATAATGAAGAAATTTTTGTTTTACTCAGTTGCTCAATTGATTTATCGTGACGGCGAAGGTGCTGGCGAAGGTGCTGCTGGTACTGGTGAAGGTATTGGTGAAGGTACTGGTGAAGGTACTGGTGAAGGTATTAGTGAAGACACTGGTACTGGAGACGGTAATGATCCCATTACTTTTTCTGAAAAACAACAGGAAAAAGTAAATAAACTTCTTGCTGCTGATCGACGAAAATTTGAAGCAAAAAGCAAAGAGACTGAAAACAGGCTTGCAAAAGTTTTGGAGAACAAATCACTCTCAGATGATGAACGTAATCGGTTGGAAGATACTCTTGAAGATTTGCGAACGCAGCATATGACTGAAAAACAAAGAACTGCACGCGAATTGGAAAAAGCAAAAACTGAATATGAAACCAGTCTTGCTGATACCAAAAAAGACGCGGCCCATTGGCAAAGTATGTTTATGGAAAGTAACATAAATCGTGCATTACAAGATGCTGCTGTTGCATATGAGGCTTACCAACCCGGTCAGATAGTTACCATTCTAAAACCATATACTCAAATGACTGAGGATATAGATGAAGAGGGTAAACCTACTGGCAAAGGATTGATACCACGTATTCAATTCCCTGATAAGGATCACGATACGGGTGAACCTATTACCACGAACCTTTCACCCACAGATGCGGTAAAACGCATGAAAGAGATTCCCGACTTATATGGTAATCTTTTTAAGAGTGGAGTTGTTGGAGGTATTGGTGGGACAAACGCTACCGATGGCGGTTCATCGGGTGGGTCCATAGATCATGCAAATATTGATATGGACAGATACAAAAAACTACGTGAAGAAGATAAAGCACAATTGTTGAAATAATTCTTCACATTTAACAGAACTATTTCCAAAAAGGGAAAGAAAACAATGAATTGTTTGTTTTATTCAAGTCCAGTGTTTTATTCAAGTCCAGCGCTAAGTGCACCAAGACGACCAACACGATCAGCGTTAGCACCAATCAATTCATGGACACGACCAAGAATAGCACGATCAGCAGACCGTGCGATACTTTGCACACCCGGTTCAAGATAAATATTGACCAACTCTTGGAAGGATTTACTGGCTTCACCATCTTTGATCACGAATGATGTGTAAAAATGTTGATCCAAAGGAACCTGCACATTGGTCGAAGACGCATCTTGCGTAACGATGTTATCAACATCAGTTTTACGTTGAAGATTGAACTCACCCGGCTTACGGGTGTTCACAACATCTCCGAAATTTGCAACTTCAAAAGCAAAGTCACGGTGGACTAATCCAGCCATAACCATATTTTCTGTCAGGATCATAATCCCTTCATTAGTCCATCGCTCCGGAACGTAAGCATCGTTATCATTGGCGCGCCAAACAAGAACTGGACTTGAATAAAACAAACAATTCATTGTTTTCTTTCCCTTTTTGGAAATAGTTCTGTTAAATGTGAAGAATTATTTCAACAATTGTGCTTTATCTTCTTCACGTAGTTTTTTGTATCTGTCCATATCAATATTTGCATGAT